TTCAAAGGTGAAAGTGAGCAGGCCGAGGGGCTTCTGGTACCAGAAATTGGTATCGGAGGCCCCTCTTTTGCATCGCGGCATCGCCAAACGGTAAGGCAAACGGTTTTGAGACCGCCCAATTTGGAGGTTCGATTCCTCCTGCCGCGACCAGCCTCCTGAAGGCGACCTGGAAACAGGCAAAGCGGTTCCCCGGCACCGTAAGCCGGGGGCATATGGGCTGTTAGCTCAGCCGGCAGAGCAGCGGACTGTTAATCCGCAGGTCACAGGATCGAAGCCTGTACAGCCCTCCATAAAACGGCAGAGAAGCCGAAAATCGCAAATAAGTGCGGAGATGCACTATAAAAAGCGCAGAAAGGACGTAAACATTATGGCAAAAATCGACATTTCAAAGATCGAAGGGTTTGAATCCATGACCGCAGAGCAGAAGATCGCGGCATTGCAGGGGTTTGACTTCCCTGACCCGGACTATTCCGGCTGGGTGCGGAAGGAGACCTTTGACAAGACCGCTTCCGACCTGGCTGCCAAGAAAAAGGAACTGAGCGCCAAGCTGACCGAGGACGAGCGCAGACAGCAGGAGCAGACCGAGAAGTGGGAGAACATGCAGAAAGAGCTTGCTGACCTGCGGAAGGAAAAGACCGTGGCCGGGTACAAGGCAAAGCTGGTGGGCCAGGGCTATGACGAGGCACTGGCAGATCAGACGGCAGCGGCCATGGAATCCGGCGATATGGCGACGGTTTTTGCCAACAATCAGAAGTTTTTGGAAGGATATGCCAAAAAAGTTATTGCTGACAAACTGAAAAGTACCCCCAGAGGCGCGGAAGGTCGTACCGGGGCGGCAATGACCAAGGCGGAATTTCTGAAACTCGACACCAAATCCCAGATGGAGTTCATCAAGGACAATCCCGATTGGAAAACAATTTTGAAGTAAATCATGGAGGTAAAACATTATGGCTACTTATCTTGGCTTCCCGTTTGACCCTAAGCTGTTTAGCTACAACTGGGCAAACGCGAAAGACCCCACTCTGACCGCAATGTTTGAGAGTGGGGCTATCGCCCCCAACGCAGAGCTGGCAAGGCTGATCTCCAACGGCTCTGATTTCTACACGCTGCCTTTCTATAAGGTTATCGGGGGCACTCCCGAGAACTATGACGGCGCAACCGACATCACTCTGACCGACCCCACTGGAGGCGCTCAGAATGGTATTGTGTTTGGCCGTGCCCACGGCTGGAAGGAGAAGGACTTCATCGTTGACTACAACAGCGGTGCCGACCCCATGCAGCAGATCGTTTCCCAGGTCGCCAAGTATTGGCAGAAGCAGCGGCAGTCCATCATGCTGAAAATCCTGAACGCAGTGTTTAGCGTGACCGGGAGCGGTGAGTTTGCCGGTTGGGCGAACCACATCACCGACCTGTCTTCTGCTTCCACAACTGTTGCAGATGCAAATAAGATGGGCGCAACCACCATCGGCGACGCAATTCAGAAGGCTGTCGGCGACAACCAGGACGCTTTCCGGCTGGTGTTCATGCACAGCAAGGTCGCTACCAACATGGCGGGCCTGAAGCTGCTGGAATTCCTGAAATACACCGACGCAAACGGCGTGGAGCGTCCTCTGCGCATTGGAACGGTAAATGGGATGACCGTTGTGGTGGATGACAGCTGCCCCACCACTGCCGCGACCACCGGCGACGGCGCGAAAGCAGCTACCTACACCACCTATGTTTTGGGCCTGGGCGCGATCCAGTACGCCCCCGCTCCTGTGAAGGTTCCCGCTGAGCTTACCCGTAACGCGCTGACGGGCGGCGGCTATGATGCTCTTGTGACCCGTATCCGCGAGACCATGCACCCCAATGGCTTCAGTTTCACGAAACCCACCAGCGGATACACCGCTTCTCCCACGGATGCCCAGCTGGCGGCATCTGCCAACTGGTCTATTGTTGCTGACCCCAAAACCATTGCGCTGGCGAAGATCGTCACCAACGGCTAAGGAGGGGCACCATGTTCTATGTTTCTGACGGCAAAGTCTACATCCGGGAGGGGAACCGATACCGCAATGTGGGCTTTACCGCAAAGGACAAGGTGATTACCAAGCGTGAGCTGGAGAGCACCTCCGTTGTAATGGGCACCGTGGTCGTTGACACCCTCAGCGACCCCACCCCGCTTACACGGGAGGAGATCATCACGAAGTTTAATCTTTCAGAGGGCAATCCGATCCCGGTCATCGAGGAAGCACAGAAGCCCGTCCACAAGAAATCCAAGAGCTAAGGAGGTAAGGAACCATGCAGAATTTTGAGAAAATCGAAATGGTGAAGGCCATGGCGGGAGAATCGGATGACGGCATGGTTTCTGCCTATCTTGCCCTGGCCGGGAGCAAAATCTGCCGGAGGGCGTACCCCTTCGACCCCACCGTGACGGAGGTGCCGGAGCAGTACGAATTCCTACAGGCGGAAATTGCGGCGTACCTGCTGAGCAAGCGGGGCGCGGAGGGCGAAACCGCCCACAGCGAAAACGGCATTTCCCGCTCTTATGAGAGCGGGGAGGTGCCCGCGTCGCTGATGCGGCAGGTCATCCCCCTGGCCGGGGTGCTGTGAGGTGAGCGGATGCGGATCATGGAGCGCAACAAGCAAGGATTCTGGTATCTGCTCTTTGCCCGGACAGAGCCGGTGACGGACGAGGACGGAAACGAGACCGGCGAAGAGAAAGTGGTGTATCAGCCCGCCGTCTTCTGCCGCGCCAACGTTTCCGCTGCCACGGGCGCTGCCCAGGTGGAGCAGTTCGGCAATCTGGCAGGATATGACAAGGTGATCGTCACCGACGATATTCGCTGCCCGATTGACGAGAACACGGTGCTGTTCCTGGACAAGGAGCCTGCTTACGACGAGGACGGGAAGCCGCTATATGACTACATGGTAAGGCGGGTCGCAAAGTCCCTGAATTCCGTGTCCATCGCTGTAACGAAAGTGAGCGTGTCGTGAGCTATAAGAAAATCACCGTGCCGCTGTCGGTTTCCGGCATCCAGAAGCTACAGGACGAATTGCAGGAATACCGGCGCTGGCAGAAGGGAAAGGCACAGGAGCTTGCACAGCGGCTTGCCATGCTGGGCGCTTCCGTGGCGTCCATCGGATTTTCACGGGCGGTGTACTCCGGGATGAGGGATGCAAACGTGTCCGTCGTGGCAATTCCGGGGGGCTATACCGTGAAAGCGAATGGAGAATCGGTGCTTTTTATTGAGTTTGGTTCCGGCATCACCTACGGAGCCGGGCATCCGGAAGCTTCGGAATTCGGCATGGGGCCGGGCACTTACCCATATGGAGCCGGACACTGGGACGATCCCAAGGGTTGGTGGATTCCGAAAAGCGCCGGTGGCGGGCACACCTACGGCAATCCCCCGGCAATGCCCATGTACGAGGCCAGGAAAGCAATCGAGCAGGAGCTGCCGAGAATCGTCAAGGAGGTATTTACCAGATGATCGACATCGAAAAGCTGGTGTATACGCCCATTGCGGACGCGCTGCGGAAGCGGTTCAAGGGCATTGTGGTTTCCGGTGAATACGTGAACGCGCCGCCGAAGTTCCCCTATGTGAGCATCATCGAGCAGGACAATTACACGTCGGCAAACCGGCTGGACAGCAGCGACCGGGAGAAATTCGCTACGCTGATGTATGAGGTCAACGTGTATTCCGACAAGGCGGGCAGCAAGAAAGCCGTCTGCCGGGAGATCATGGACTTCATTGACGGAATGCTCTGCAAGCAGAATTTTATCCGGCTCTCCATGTCCCCTGTTCCGAATATGGAAAACGGGACGATTTACCGGCTGACTGCCCGATACCGGGCGGAGACGGACGGAGAGACGATTTACCGCAAAAAATAAGAGAAATTACCTTTCCGTAAGGGCGGAAAGAGAGCCGATGGGCTGCTTCGCAAGGGGCAGCTCGTTTTTTATTAACACGAAAGGATGATTAAAGCATGGCTATCAGTACCTACAAGGTCTTCCTGATGAAGAAGGGAAGCACCGGCAACACCTACGAAAAGCTGATCGACATCAAGGAGTTCCCTGACCTGGGCGGCGACCCCGAGATGCTGGAAACCACCACC